GCAATCTCGTCAAGAAGAGACTCAAACTGAAGCTGAACAACCTGCACCAGACTCTGCTGAAGAAGCTAGAGAAACTGTAGAAAACGCAGGTTTAGACTTTGATGCTATGCAGTCTGAGTTCAGTGAGAACGGTAACCTCTCCGATGAAACTTATAAAAGCCTCCAAGACAAGGGTATCCCCAAAGAAATGGTGGATGCTTACGTTGAAGGGCAAGAGTCTTTAGCTAATGCTTACGAACAAGAGCTATATAGTTTTGCAGGTGGTAAAGACGCTTACACAGAGATGTCTACATGGGCTTCTGAAAACTTAAGCGATAGTGAAATTAATGCTTATAATTCATCCCTTCAATCTCGTAATGAATCTCAAGCAAGACTAGCTATTGATGGTCTTATGTCTCGATACAGGGATAACGGTGGTGCAGAACCTACACTCGTAGGTGGTAAAGCCTCTGCCTCTGTAGATACATACAGTAGTTGGGCGCAGGTGACTAAAGATATGTCAACTGCTGAGTACAAGAAAGACCCTGCGTTTCGTGCAACTGTCGAAAAGAAGTTAGGACGAAGCTCACTTTAACCAGCCTACCAAGGCTGTTAATACAATTCAGTATATCCCCAAAAAAACAGTAAGGCTCTCTGCGGAGAACACCCCTACCAGTGAAGTAAGGATTAGCGAATTATACACTTAATTTACTAAATCAAACCAAAAGGATTATTAACATGGCTAACGCTACTGTATCCCAAATTGGTAAGGCGAATAACACTGGAACTGCTGATGCACTATTTCTCAAGCAGTTCAGCGGAGAAGTCCTTACTAGCTTTGAACAAGCAACTGTAACTGCTGACAAGCACATGGTTCGCACCATTGCTAACGGTAAGTCTGCACAATTCCCTGTGATGGGCCGAAGCTCTGCTTCATACCACACTCCAGGTAACGAGATTGTTGGTGCTGCACTAAACCACAACGAGAAAGTTATTACTATTAATGACCTTCTTATCTCTAGCCACTTTATTGCAAACATTGATGAAGCCAAGAACCACTACGATGTTCGTTCTGTTTACTCTTCTGAGATGGGTCGTGCGCTTGCTTTCCAAATGGACAAGCACGTTCTACAGACTATGCTCCAAGCTGCTGCTGGGGCTGCTAACGTAGGTGACTCTGGGTACGAAGCTGGAACAATCATCACTGATTCAGACTCTAACACTTCTGCTGCTTCATTGATTGGTTCAATCTTTGACGCTGCTGAAGCACTAGATGATGGTTACGTACCAAGCGAAGGACGCTGCTGCTTCTTGAAGCCTGAGCAATACTACTTGCTTGCTAACGCTTCTAACGCTGTAAACGTAGACTTCTCTGGTCGTGGTTCTATCGCTGAAGGTACTGTACCTCAGATTGCTGGTATCAACCTAATCAAGACTCCACACCTACCTACTGCTAACGTAACAGGTACTGGTGTTGCTGCTGGTGGTGCTGGTGGACGACAGGTTGTTAACGGCTCCAACACTACTGCTATTATCACTCATTCTTCTGCTGTTGGTACAGTGAAGTTGATGGACTTGGCGGTTGAGTCAGAGTACGACATTCGCAGACAAGGAACCTTGATGGTTGCTAAGTACGCTATGGGCCACGGTGTCCTACGTCCTGAAGCTGCTGTTCAAATCCAGACTGCTTAAAACCCAAGCGGGAGTCCTTAATTGGGCTTCCGCTTTTTTTTACTTAAGAGGAATTATCGTGGCTATAGTTACACCTACAACAGAACTAGAGGCTGTCAATGTAATGCTATCAGCCCTTGGTGAGGCTCCTGTATCTAGCTTAGATGACCCTTCCTTGGTTGATGCTACACAAGCACAGTCAATACTGAAGGAAACTTCTATTGAGATTCAGACCCGTGGACTACACTGCAACACGGAGATTAACTATCCTTTAGTACCTAATGTTGACGGTGAAGTATTAGTCCCATCCAACTGCGCCAGAATAGATACTACAGATGTATCTAGTGACATAGATGTTGTCCAAAGAGGCGACAAGCTCTATGACCGAAACGAGAGAAGCTACACATCATTTACAGGCAACCTATATGTAGACATGGTTTTGCTGTTTGATTTCTCTGAGCTTCCTCAACACGTTAAGCGTTACATCACTGTAAAAGCTACAAGACGCTTCCAAGCCCGACTCGTGGGTTCCGATACCTTGGCTGCATTTACTGGTCAGGATGAACAGGAAGCACTAATCGAATTTGAGAGGACTGAAGCTATTAATGAGGATAGCAATATTCTTACTAACAGCTTTGATACCTATAAAATTATTTCCAGAGGTTCGCCTCGTAGAGCAATAAGGTAATGAGCCATGCCACTTGTAAGCACCAGTATACCCAACCTATTAAACGGGGTAAGCCAGCAGCCTTCATCGTTGCGCCAGGTCACGCAGGGCGAAACTCAAACTAACGCACTATCATCAGTTATTGATGGCTTAATCAAACGCCCTCCTACAGAACACTTAGCTAAGGTTAAGACTTCTTCAATCAGTAATGCAGCTATCCACCTTATAGATAGGAGTGGAACACAGCGTCATATTTTAGTAATAGAGACTAACGCTAGTACCCCGTCAATTACTCTTAATATGTTTGACGTTAATGGTACTGCTGTACCTATCAAGGACGCTTCTGGAACCACTATCTCAGGGACTCCACACACGGGTGCTTTTGCGGCATATCTAGCAGCAGCTAACGCTGAGACTGACCTAGAGTTTCTTACTGTTGCTGACTATACGTTCCTGCTGAATAAGCAGAAAGCGGTGAACATGCTAAGTACTACCGTATCTGGGACATTAATTACCAGTAGCAAATACCAAGGCTTTGATGACTTACCTGTAGAAACCAGTACACACCATGTCGGTGATGCCAACACTTCTAGGTTCCCTGTGGGCTTTAAGTTCCACGATTCAAGTGACCTTACTGTAAAAGTAAACAGCACAACTTATACTCAAGGAGCTTCTGGAAGTACCAAGTACTTATTAGAAGACGACAACAAAACTATTAAGTTCCATACCACACCCCCTAACTACGCTACCGTAGTCTTTTCCCTAGACCCACCAGTCGGTGACATCATCGAGGTGATAGGAGATGAGGGGAATGCGTTCGACAGTTTCTATGTTAAGTCCGTGTCAAAGAGTGCTTACGAAGAAACAGTTAAGCCAGGCATTAAGTTCGAGATACAAAAAGAAACAATGCCTGTGGCTCTAACGCCTAACGTCAGCGGCTCCACAGTTACATACTTCACTCTTGATTGGATTGACTGGGATGACCGTACAGTTGGTGATTTAGATTCTGCACCTGACCCATCATTCATAGGTAAGCAGATATCTAATATGTTCTTCTACAAGAACCGCTTAGGTTTCTTAAGTAATGAGAACATCATCTTTAGTGCCGCAGGGGATTTCTTTAGGTTCTTCCCTAAGACAGTAACTACTGTACTTGATGATGGCCCTATAGATGTATCTGCTAGTCACACTAAAGTGTCATTACTTAAACATGCAATACCCTTCAATGAATCATTAACTTTATTCTCAGATTCTACACAGTTTACTATTGAGAATGCAGGTAACTTAACACCAAAAACAATATCTATTATACCTAGCACACACTTTGAAAATGATTCATCTGTAGCTCCAGTAGGTTCTGGTAACAACCTTTACTTTTCTTCTAAGAAAGGTGACTTCTCTAGCTTAAGAGAATACTACATTGAAGCTGATACAGTTATGTCAGGTGCATTAGAAATAACTGCACACGTTCCTAAGTATGTACCTAAGAATTTAGTTAAGTTAGCTACCTCAAGTAATGAAGATATATTGTTTGGTTTGTCATCAGATGATAGAGACAAACTATATGTATACAAATGGTTTACTGATGGTACACAAAAGTTACAATCTAGCTGGTCTACTTGGGAGATGCCTACAGGCTCATCCATCTTAGATATGGATATAATTGAGAACATAATGTATCTCGTTATAAGTAGGTCAGATGGTACGTATTTAGAGA